GTCCTGAGGAATTGATCTCAACACAGTATTAAGGTAACTGTGGAAAGGTTTAAGACAAGTTTGAGACCAATAGTCTCCTATTGCAATCAAACGAGTCTTTCCTTCTGAATCAGGAATAGCGACTAATCTCCTAAAGGTGGTATTATTACCCTTAAGAGGTTGGTCCATTATTTCTGAAAGTTCAGAAAGATGACGATAACAAAGGTCCATCTTGTCCGAAAGCTCTGTCCCACCGAAATTCAAAATTGAGTTAGCTAAAGATTTAGGAATATTAACTAAATCTTGAAGACAGCTAACTAAAGCTTGATTTCCGGTAGGACCAGAATTTGTCGTAAGATGAAACCCTTCCCATGAAGGGAATAAAAGTTTATTACCATTTTTAAGGCGTCTAGGAAGCCGTTTAACAACGGCTTTCGAGAAACCAGGTAAATACTTAAATATCCACTCATAATATTGACCCTTAAATGGAGACGTTACAGTCTCTAAATTAGGATCAAGGGGAAGGTTAAACCGTCTTAAACTATATAAAAGAGATAAACAATATCTTATTTCTAAGGTACTATTATTTCTGATATATAGAATAAGACCATACAACTTCTTAGGTAGACCATCATGGGTTAAAGAAAATCCTTTTGGTGAACAACCAGAAAGATATTCTAAAACCTTTAGACGGTCATATTTAATTCGTTGTATGGTAGTCTTCAATCCTTTGTGAAAATACATGTGCTCAAGAAAGCGCATATACCTACATGAAGGGTTCCAGACGTCGGTAGAAACACCATATGTCTTGATTAGCCATTTTAACAAGTGGCGTACTTGGGTGTTAAATAGGATTTTCCTTTCCTGATCTATTTTTCGTCCAGATCGAGACTTATTATTTTTGAAATTTTTCATTAATAATTATGGTGATCTATTTTATCTTGCGTGGCTTTTATTAGAGGATATATTAAGGCGATGCAGACAATTATTTCATGTCTACTGACCCCAAAATACACCATAATAAAAGTTGGAACAAGAGGCGACCAACCCGAGTTTTTAAAACTCTGGTCATAACCTTGGTAAC